CTGAGTGCGCTATCGGTCCGGCTGGCATTAATGTTCCAACTCCATGTAATCGAGCTCGTAGTGCTGGTATAGGTCAAGCCGCCTGTATAAGTGTTCGAGATTGAACCCTGTTTGCCGATCTCGTCCCCGGTGGGGTTCCATTGCGGAAACAGGAAGCAATCATCGAACCGCGCATCGATCTGCAACCCGGACATCGTCCACGCCGAAGTGCCGGCGTTTCGTAGAATGCCTGTGCACCATACCGCCACAAAAGCCGGCTTGTTTTGGTTAGCTGCTCCTGGAAAAACCGTGGGGACTGTGAAATACGTTGATTGCAGGGTGTAGCCGCCGTTATATGTATTAGAAGAGGCCGGCCCACTAAATCCAGGATCTGGAGTACCGGTGCCCATGCCAGGATTGGACTGCGACCCGGTATACGTGATTTGTCCGAGAATACTGCCTGACGCATCATAAAGAATGGCCCGTATCACTGCCTGCCAACTCACTCCCGAAGGAAGAGCTCCATCCACCACGAGCCGTATCCATCCTCCAAAGCTGTACGTTTCGCCCGGCGTGACCGCGACCTTGTCGCTGATGACCCCCAGCCCATACCATTGGCTATCGTTCGGGAGCACGGCCCCGGGTTTATTCAGCAGCAGGACACCCAATCCTCCACTCCGGGGCAAAGAAGTTTCCAAATCCACCGTCATGTAGGGATCGCCTGCTGAGAATACGGGCAAGCCGTTCCACGAACTCCAGCTATCCCCGACCCTAAGCCCATTCGCTATCGCTGTGATGTTCGGGTACGTCGAAACCGGCGTGCTGGCCACGTTGTATTCAAATCCCGGGTTCGCCAGCAAGTTCTTGGAGACAGTCTCCATCTGGCAAAACTTCCCTGTCACAATAAATTGATAAGCCGTGGCATTGGCAATGCTTTGCTCCATCAACCCGCTTGTATTAAATGAGGTGAATTTTAGATATAGCGTTTTGCCGATGAACGACGGATCATAGATGTAGGTAAAGATCGAATCATCAAGTCTGGCAAAACCCTCTCCTGCTGAATGCGTCGTTATATTGCTGCCGAATAAACCGCGACGCAGGTACACATTGCCTGAGCCATCCTGGCCCACGTTGTATTTGGTGCTGCCGGTTAAATTCACCCCTTGAAATGAGATGAATTCGCCCCCGGCGTAACACAATGTGCGATAGGTGTCCGCATCTGCCTGAGTGCCGGCCTGCAAATTGGCTGCGCTTTGCGTGAGATCAACCGGAAAATAGTCCATAACGTCTGGGTCCGGCCCGGCGTTGACCAGTGAGTTGACGGTGACCGCACTGGTTGTAGTCGGAATATAAGGCGTCATTGCGCTGGTTTTTTCCAGCTGAGCGCCAAAGATCTGTATTGATGCGGATGAACTGGCGCCGCTTCCCGGCAAGATTGTAATGCCGCCAAGCATGGACCCTGTATTTACCAGTGCGCCTGCGGCGCAGGAAAACGAGAATCTTTGCCAGTTTGTAGTAACAGTCAATGTAGGGCTGCCTATAAATGTCGTCGTTACATCGTCCAGCACTAATTGGATTGATTGTGTCCCGCTGCTGGTGCGCGCCCAGATTGAGAATGTCCATGGCGTTGCATTCGCGTTTGCACTGATACTCTGCTGAAGGTCTGAAGCGTGGCCCAGAGTCGCAGTGTTGCGCGAAAGAGTGCTGGCCGAAAGGGCCCCATTGTCCGGCCCTACGGCATTACCCTGGACAAGTGTGGCTCTGGCATCAAGCCCCCAGCCGGACCCATTGAAAGTATTCGAATTTAATAGCAAATTGGAGCGCGTCGTGGCAGTACCCGTAAGCATACCCATTCGAGAGGGCCCGTAAATCTGCCCGATCTGGTGGTACTCGCTATTGTCCTGGCTGATCCATACGTGGCAGCCGCCCCAATTTGCGCTGGCGACCCGCACCGCCAGCGAGGTGGTCTGGTTATAGGAGCTCATCGTGTTGGAATTCTCCAACTGCGCTCCCCACAAATGCAGTGTGCCGGCAGTTGCAAGGTTATAAACAAAAACACGTACTTGCGTTGCCGAAGACCCCATTGTGCCTGTGACCGAAAAGCGTTGCCAGGTTGATGTGATCGAGAACGTGGTATTCACGATGACCGCCCCGGTCTGGTCTTCAATCAGCAGATTCGCCGAATTTGTTCCTGAAGGCGTTTTCACCCAGCAGCTGAAGGTGAAAGTCTGGTTCGCAACCGGGACTGGTGGCGTTATGTCCTGCCTGATGTAAGCGCCCGTCCCGGCCACGGAATAGGCGACTGCGTCGGCTGTTGCGCCACCATTTGGATCGGTCACTGTATTGGCCGTGACCGACGTATTTACGTATTGCCAGACCGCGCTATTATCAAATTGCTCAGAATACAAAAGCAGATTTCCCCACGATCCTCCTGATACTGCCATCCAGATTTCATGCTGGCCGCTTTTCGACATTAGAAACGGCGCTTCAAACACGATCGGCGTGTTCACGCTGCCCGGATCTGCATTGGCCTGTGGAACAAATCCCCCAGCTCCCTGCTGGGGGTATAACGTGGGTGAGGCTGTGCCAAAGGGAAAGTCCTCGGCATCAATTTCAAGCTGGCCGTTGTCGTTTTCTCTTATTGCCGTGATTCGGACCGGCTTTTTGCTGTATCCCAGCTCCGGAACTGTAAGCGTAACCAGGTCCATGGGCTCCAGCAGATTGAATTGCCAGCCCAGCGTCAGCGTGTATGTTGCGCGGATCTCCACCTCGCGCTTGCGCAGAAAATTGGCCGCCTGCTTGGCAACGGCGGTTGTAGTAATGGAGTGCGCCTGCTTTGGCGAGGCTTTGCGCAGCCCATACACCGCGATCATGGCATCGTCTTTGTCTTCGGCAATTTCAACGTTGTAATCGTTCGCCCGGTTCAGAAACTCTACTGAAACGGAATTCATCACATCTGCAATTGAAGGGCGCTTCACCATGATGGGGGCCAGCAGATCATTACTGCTCAAGTCATAAATAGGCGCTGTGTTAGGGATGAATGTGGCGCCATTGCCTACGGCCGTGGTATCCCCATAGGGAATGATCTTCAACATTCCTTCACTCCACACCGCGGCGGAGTTGGTTACATTCAGGATCTCCTGGACCCACTCAGACGCCGATTTTTGCGCATCGAGAACCGGAGAAAGAAAAAGTCCATTCGCCACGCAAAAATTGGAGTATTGAGTCAGGTCGGCAAGCGTGACCTGCGGCTCGGGGTTGACCGTTACGGTTGCGCCGGGGCCAATGTTCCATCCGGCAAATGTTCTTTGGCTTGGCGTTGCCAGATTGATTCCATCAGAGACCTTGAACAGCGCCGGGTCGCGCGCCAGGACGTTGATCGGATCGGAAACAGAATTCACCGTTTCGAAAAGGAGCTGAAGATTGTTTGCGCCGGTGCCGGTAAATGGCAAAGAGACATTTTGCATAGCACCCGGCTGGATAATCACGGTACCGCCATGGTTGTTATCAATCTTTACCGGCGCGGTCCCCACGTTGTTTACGGTAATGCTCGCCTGATATTGAACGCCTGTGGTATCGAGCCCGAAATCGAGGTAATACTTCCAGGGCTGGCTGCCGCCGCTGCTTTGAATGCGATAAAAGCCGCTACCCAATCCATAGAATGGATTGGAAAGCAGGTCTGTGATGATGTCTTTCGGATTGCAGTCCGTGATCCCCGCGCTAAACGGCAGAAGTCCGAGCACTTCAAAGGAAAGATTGGGCAGAGTTCCGCTTTCACCCAAATCCATAGCAGAAGAAGCTACGTATGCGACTCCGCTATATCCAAGGTCTTGGCCAGGGTGCCGCGAGGTCAGGTAACTCCACGGCGTTTGCGGACGAGGCCCCAGGAACAGCGTCAAATTGAGCTTTTGTTGCGGCTGGCCATTGGAATTTGAGTCCGGCACCGAATAGACATAGGTAATTGTCATTACCTTACCTGCATCCGAAGAAGAAAAAGTGTGCTGTCCGGTGCTGGTGTTCAATGTGTATTGGCCTACTCCTGGCGAACTCGTCACCAGTGTCATCGGCGTTAGCTGGGTCCCAAATAATGTCGTAAGTCCATCAGACCCAAAATCATTGACTAGAAGGCTGTAACTGTCCTGGCGCGCAACACCCCTCCCCGAATGGAAGATGCGGCCATCGGGCGGAGGCAGAAATGATCCTCCTCCGGGAGGCACTGTGTACTGGACGGAGGTGGTTATCAGCGTCAGCCGGCCTTTTGTGTCCCAGACATTGTGAATGTTCTGAATCGGCCCCAGACAAAGGGCTGTTGCCACCGCGCTCTGATAAGTGTATGTGGTGTTGGTGATTGCGTTCCCGCCGCCAGATCCCAGACCCTTGCCGCCGACCTTTTGCGTGGAAGTATGCGGGATAGCTTGAAAATCGCCGCTCCAGATCAGCCGCCCGGAAATGCGATTTTGCCCATACACAATTGGGATGACCTGGCCATAGGAGCTGGTCTGCACCCGAAGCGCATTTAGAATATTGGGTTTTGATGCGAGCGCATTTTTGCCGCCGCCTTTTCCGCCCATTAAGCCCATAAACTTTTCTGCCTTTGTGTTCTGGAATCTGGATATTTGTATCGCGCTCGTTTGTCAGGCGCGGCGCGTGATCGGCTTGATTTGAAAAAACTTATGCTTTCGGCCCATGAGTTCGCCATCGCGCAAAGCATCGCTCAGCAATACTCCATGCGGAATGTAGGAATGAATGATGAGGGGCCACTCCACCACAATGGCGCCATGAGAGTAAGTCCTGCCAAATTGGAACACTACGAAGTCAGCCGGCTGGGGCGATGCGGATATCTCCGTCACAAACTGGTCAATTTCCTTCAGGTAAAGCTCTTCCGATTTATGCAGGTGCCACTGCACCGAATATTCCGGCGGCTGATAATCCAATGGCAAAATGCCGCACTCCTGGTACACCGCAAGCGGAAACATCGCACAGTCAGCGCCGGCTTTCTTGACCCGGCTATGATGATGGTAAGGAGTGCCCAGCCACTCCTTGGCTGCGCGAACAATGATTGCCCGCTGTTCAGCCGTCAATTGTTGTTCCATTGTTATTTCCGCAAATTATTCGCAAACTTCTTCGATGAGAAACGGCGCGACCAGTCCAAACATCCTGGTTCCGGCGCGCAGGGCGGCATCATAGGTTGGGTGAAACCCGCCAAAGGTCTGCTTACCGATTAAGACAAACTGCCCGCGATGCTTCGAGAGCCATTCCGTTTTATGTCGCCGGAAGAACTCCAGTTCGCAGGCTAATTGAGCAGCCATTTGTTCCCGAAGCACCTGCCGGGCATCTTGTAAGTGGCTCATGTCTGCTCCCTCTCAAATTGCCGTTTCCGGCGCGGGCACGTACGGAAAACCTTCAAAATTGGCCAGGTTGTTGAACTTGCTGCTGCATGTGGACTGTGTCTTGTCGCATCCCGGATAGGCAGTGAATATGTCGCCCGCATTCGGCGTGAAAGGCAGCGGAGAATTAAAGTAAATCACCCCGCCAACGTATTGCCTGATAGCTTTCGTCAACCCGTTATTTGGGCCGCTAGTGAAAATGAGCTGGCCGTTATCGAAATATCCAGCCGGTTGTCCCGAAGTGGTAATGATCTTGTTGACCGTGCTTCCCGCCTGGACCGTGAGACTGTTGGCAAAGGTCGCTTTCGATAGTCCGCAACGCGGATCAAAAAGCGTGTTGGTACAGCCCGGCTGCAGAATGATTGAAGGAATCTGCATGCTTAAATAAGCCGTGGCTGCGTTGACTGTGACCTTTGCCGCGCTGCGCGTCAGTTCCTCCACCTGCCCAATGAAGCCGGAAAACCTCACCACCGTGCCTATCTGGTTGCCGCTTGAATCCATAAATAACCGGTCAATACGCAGACCGGCCCCATCAACAAGGCCCCGTTCAATGGCCTGGAGTACGGGAATTCCATTAAGTGTGTCACTCAGGCTTGCTTCGATCGTGAGCTCCAGGGTTGCCGCATCCATGCCAAGCTTTTCTTCAATGGCTGAGCGCGCAATGTGCGGAGGTCCGGTTAAAAACATGTTGCCCAGCACCACCAGGTTTGTGTCCCATGTGGTGTAACGAAAAACTGTGCCGCTTTTCAGAGTAAAGGTGTACAGATCTGCCATGCGAATCTCTGTTGCGGTCTGCAGCCAGGTAACAAGATTATTTCCGCCGATATTTGTAGGTGTCTTCATTTGCGCACCGAAATAAGCTGGACTTCCTTGCACTCGTAGAGGTTGAAATAAAAATTACTGAACTCAAGTCCTTCTTTACCGCTGCGCGAGCTGCCGGTATAAAAGCGCACTCGATGGAGCATGATGAAATCCGCGGTGATGCTCACACCTGCGGCCGGGGCCAGCGTAAATGTAACCACTCCATTGGCGATTGTGTAATCGGTGCCCTGCACCTTGCTGACCCCGTTCAGGTAAACCGTAGCTATCTGGTTCATGGGATTTTGCACTGCTTCCAAAAATCCACCAATGTTGCGGATGATCTGGAAAGACTTGGTTGTGCCGTCGCCGATGCCGATGGGTTGACCGCTATAAATTGAGTCCTCCAGCCGGCCAGTAAGGTCCGATTCGTTCAACAGGAAGTCATCGAACTGCCCTCCTCGCGCAAGGAAAAAACCAATCAAGGCTTCGAGCGGTGTCTGCTCATTTTCGTCGCGGAACTTTGGATCATTCAGCAGATATTCGTAAGTCAGCGTGAACTCCCAGATCGGGTTCTGAAAATTCTGAATGCGCACTTCCCTGCCCGCCAGAGACTCCTGAATCTCTGTAGAGAACGTGGGGGTTTTGACGATCGTCCACGAAAGACCTCGAATTTTAGGAAATAAAATATTTGACATATGTCGACAGGCCTTTCTGCAGGGCAATAAAATCGGCAGCCCGCAGGCTGCCGTAAGTTGGAAAAAAAATCGTAATTATTGAACTACAGGTACCCAGCGATCATTTTTCTTCTCAAACGCCTGCTTTGCTTCATGCGTGGCGTTCTCATCGATCGGAAAAGTAAAGTAATCTCCTTCATAGACCTGATAACCCAGAGCATGTTTGAGATCGGCGATTTGAGCGTCTGTAAGTCCCAGTCTGGCTAGTTGGGTTCCTGCTTCCGTTGGAACCCACTTCCACAGATAGTCGCCTTCCAGCCTATCTCCATTTTTGGCGCTGCCTTTGAGTTGAACAAAAGACTTGAATGCTAGCGGATAGCTGACACTTTCATAATCACAATTATTCTTCGTCTCATGCGCGTGGCGCTTTTTCTTGAGTTTTTGCAGCATGGATTCGCCGGCATCTGTAAGCTGGACATCCCACAAGTTGTTTCCAGCCGGCTTGATGGTTATGTATCCCGCCTTCTGAGCAGCTACATATTCAATCAGCTCGGCCGGCGAGTATCCAGTATCGCTACACGAAAACCCGCGCCCAACCCTGCCCACGTCAAAATTCAACGAAACATAATGTGCTGCAACAAATTTTTTTAGCTGGTCTTCAGGAAAATCGTTCTTGCCGGAACAGGCAGTCAACAGACAAACCAAAGCAATCGCACAGATTCCTCGCATTCAATCCACCCTCCAGGGAGCATAATATTACTACAAACGCCTTAATACTTTGCTGCTATGCCCTTTTTCTTGAGGACACGCGCTACTTCGTTGCCGATCATGTTCCCGTGGCGCTTGATCGTGGTTTTAAAGGAGTCAGAGTCAATTGCGCTGACATTGAAATGCACATACACGTTGGAAAAGCCAAAATCTCCGGTCCCGGACATCGAGGCAGGCAGTACGCGCTCGCCTTCATGCACCAGCGCCAGGCCCGTGGCAGGCACAATACCTCCGAGAGCAAATCCGGCCGGCATCATCGCCATAACGTCCATATAGGCCATCCACGCGGCTTCAGGAGCGAGTTCCGGTCCAACCAAAGGGATCGCGGCCGTGGCCGCGTAAGCGCCCGAATACGCTACTGCCGCGTTTGATTCGATTTCCGCGGCGGAAGTAGCCGACTGGGTCCCCTCACTGATTAACTTGTCCATCAGCCACATCTCAATCTTCTTTTCGATCCATTGCTCTACGAAATTGATCAGCTGGCTCAGGATGTCCTGGAACATCTTGCCGAAGGCCTGGCTGGCGCTTTCGGTGCCTTGCATCCAGCCGTTTAATGCCGTGTTGAAGCTGGAGCTGACCTGCTTGAAATATTGGTCAAATTGCTGACGCCGCCGCTCATATGATTTTTGCTCCAGCTTTTCGATCTCGGCATTGTGCTTGTCCGTGAGCTTTACGATCTCAGCCTGGTACTTCTCATACTCCTTGGTTCCCTGCTGATACCGGTCGCGTTCAATCTCGAGCTGTTTTTTCTCGTGAGCAAAGCCGGCATCCAGCTCCGCCTTTAGCCGGGCCTCGTATTCGCTTTCGCTGATTTTGCCGATCTGTCGCTCAAAGTCGAGCCGCGAGCGATGCATGCTCTCGAGCGCCTGCTCGTGCTGCTGCTCGCTCTTGACGCGCTCCTGCTGCGCGGCCTCCATTTCCTTGGCCAGATCGCGCACAGCTTGGGCTTTTTCTTTCTCCAGGCGCTTAAACTCTTCGGTGTCGGTCTTGTGTTCGGCCGTGAGTTTCGCGAGTTCATCTTCCAGGATTTTAATGCGCTCCTGTGAGCCCGCCTTGGTCTCGGCGACTTTCTCCTCGACGTGCTTTACTTCGTCACGCAACGCCTGCTGCGCGTCCTTTTCAAGCCTCTGCTGGTAGTCATCGTGGATCTGATTGAGCTTTGTCTGGTGCTGGATGTGCAGCGCCTCTATCTCGGCCTGCGTCGCGATGATCTGCTGCTTGTTCTGCGCGCGGTCGCGATTGAGCTGCTTCAACTTGTCCTGAAGATATTTCTCCTCAGCCTGATTCTTCTCGTCCTCCAGCCGCGTCTCCAACGCCATTTCCTCCTCGGCGCTGGCCTTGTGCTGCTGGATGATCGTCCGTGCCGCTTGCTCATCCTGCTGGATCCTGGCTTCAGTCAACCGTTTGGCGGCATCCAACCTGGCGTTCTGAAGTGAGATATCCTGTTGCAGGAGTTCCTGCTGCTCTCTCTTCTTGCGCTCCGCTTCTTGCTGATCGAGTTGCGCGGCCCTTTCTGCCTGATTCGTTTTCTCCTGGTCGTGCTCCTGCTGAGCTTTTTGCAGGGTCTCCAGGAGATGCTTCAGAATTTGCAACTCCCCAATTCCCTTTTCAAGACTGGCAGTTTCAGGATAGGTTGAAAAGCTTTCGCCAGCTTCGATGCTGGCCTGGTTGGTTTCGTCAATTTCCTTCGTCAATTTGCGGACATTATCTTCCGCGCGACTGATGGCCGCTTGCACATCAGTGATCTTCTGCGGGAGTTGCCCAAAATTGACGTTTTTCAGTCCTTCCAAGTCCTGCTTCAAGTCGTCAGAGAGTTTTCCCGACTTCTTGTTAGCCAGGATCTGCTCAATATCCTTGCCGACAGTGACGACGTCCTTGTCCATTGTCTCCAGAGAGGCATGGGCCGCGGCCGCTTCACCCTGCGTAAGCCGTATGTGCTCGACTGCGTTTTTGCGGATTTTCGCGTCTAGCATATCCTCACTGTCAGAGAGCTTTTTATTGATCTCAGCCCATTCTTCCTTCGCTCCTTTGAGCAGAACCACGTCGTCGATGAGGCCCTTGATCGCAATGGCTGCATCCAGCAGGACTCCAATGAAGCCAAGAATGCTGCCTCCGCTGAATGCCTCTGCGATTCCCTTGGCCAGCTTGGGGACTTCCTCAAGCGCGGACTTCATCGCATCGGAAATATCAAAGCCGGCCAATTGCGCAGCCTTTTCCATGTCCTCAATCGCGCTTTTAGAGCGCTTGGAGAGGTCGTCAAAGGCGTCAGCCATCTCCTTGGTCTGCTGGTCGACCTGGTCTTTTCCTTGCTGCAAACCAGACTGGAGAGCTTTGATATCGATCTCTAAAGTGACATTGATGGAATTGTCAGGCATGATTCACGTCCAGTCTGGGAGTTGGCTTGTAGACCACAAATATGAAAGCTCAGGGTTTTGTTCCTGGGCTTGCCTGGAGATGTTCTGGTAATCAGATTGGCGGCCGAACCCTGCTCACCTGAGGCTGGCTACGCCTTCTTTGCAATTCTGGTCCTGATCCAAAAGAGTGTTGATGTTTAAAAGTTTGAATTTAGAGCGCTGCGGCTTGCCGCCCTTTAGGCGTGAACTCAAATATCAACTCGTTTGCCACTCTTGATTTGCCTGAGAACATCGCCTTGATCCGCCTTAGACGGCTTCATCGTAAAGGCGCGCCCGGCTTTTAACTGAATGGAGTTCGTACCCCGGACCTTGTTTTACAAGCGCTCCGTCATTCACGCCGATGTTCACGGCGCCATTTAATACAATGGGGTCGCCGTTCTGCGGCAATAGCAAAGGTTTTGGTGATATGCAATTTGTTTTTTGCTCCAATCTGGAATCAGGCTTTATATATCGCTGGTAACTTGTTGCTGATGTTTCCGCCAGCGGAGGCTACAGCCTGGGACAGCTCATCGAAGCCGGTTTTATTGGTATTTTTCTTCGGCTTAGCGTGAAAACTCTTCTTACCCCCGGATAAATAGGCCCCGACCAGGACGTGTGTAGGCGGATGGTCTTGCCAATAATTGAACAGATCGCTGACCTCCCACAGCGTCAGCTCGTCAATTTGCTTGAAGGTCCATCCGGTAGCAGTTGCGATGTGACCGTAAATGAACGGCCACTCCGCTATACCGGTACCGGAGTGGGTTCCCCCGCAGCCGCCTTTTTGAGTCCCGAAATTTCGAGTACCGCATTGAAAAGAGCGGTGAAATCATCAAAGGTGAGACCGTTTTCCAGTTGTTCTGTGGTCAGATCCTGGTGCACCTTTCTTACCGCATTGGCGATGACCGGTAAGTAGCGCAGCAATGATGCCAATCCGGTCGTCTCAGGAGAAGGCTTAGATTGAAAGAGTGCGTCTAGCTGCCGCAGCTCGCCGAGCGTGAGCGATGAAACGGTAAGCTGGCCCAGCGAAGTAGGAACTATCTGTTGTTTCAACATTGTTGCTCCTCTTTAATTCAGGATTTGATTCTGCCAAGGATAAAAACAGGTCCGACCTGTTGGTCGGACCCAACGAGGAGGAGTGACCAAAGAGCCGGTTATTCGTTCGAGTAAATATCGATGACCTGGCCGGACGAATTGGCAAAGGCTTCAAAGTCAAATTCAGGAATGATGAAGTCTTCCTGCTTGGTGGTGAAGCTCAGCTTTGATGCGACCACGGAGTAAAGCAGGACAGAGAATTGGTTCAGGTTGTACACCGTCTCCAGCAGGACCTGGATGGCAGGGGCAAAGCCCATCAACTGGTTTGAGATGTTGAGCTGCGTGCCGGTTGTGGCCTGGGTAAAGGTGTAGGAGATCAAGACCTGGGCATTCGCGTCCGCTGACGCAAAGGTGTACACGCCACCGGCTGTAACGCTGTATTGTCCCTGGACCGGCCCTGAAGCTACGCGTGTGAGCGGCACTCCAGTAGCGGCGTAGCGCACGCCCCAGTCCTGCTTGAAATTGGCGGCATTCACGACCGTGACGTTAAACGGGGTGGTTGCCGGAACGGTGCCTGCTTCATCCAAGGAAGTCTTAATCATGCCCGTTCCCATTGTCTGGCCAAAGAAAAGATCGTTGAACATCTTTCCATTGATGGCCGCGAACTTCGCCTTGCCGGTGATCTTGCATTTACCGCGGGCAACCGCCTCAGGAAACTGCTTCTGGCCATAGAGCTGTTTTACGTCCCCCGAAATATCAAGCGAAACGTCCTGGAGCGTTCCGAATTTCATGGGAGTGGGGTTAGGGGCAGTATTGCCGCTGACCGGAAAGCCCCAGAGGGTACCTGAACCAAACTCAAACATTTTCTTTTCTCCTTTTGGGGAGTCCGTGCTGCACTCCCAGAAATTGAAGCGGCCTAGACCGCTTAAACTTTTCAGAACTAAAAGCCCGTTCAACCCAAGCGCATGATGGCCGGGACTAAAGCCGTGGCCTGGGTACTTGTCTTGTATGTTCTTCAGTGAATTACGCTGTGGTCATGATTTCGACCGGCACAACCGCCAAGGCCATTACGCCCTGGACGTTTTCGACAACTTCGATCTTGCCTTCAATACGACAATGAGAAACCTTGCCACCTAAGGACTGAGCAATGCCGGGGGCGGCATTGCGAATAGCTGCTTCCACCACATCAAGAAGAGAGTTCAGCTCAGTGGAAGGCACAGAACCAGGCTCACTGTCACCAGATGTGTATAGAACCAGATCGACATTCAACTTGGCATGAATAGGAAGCCCATTCACGCTGGTGCCAATGAGTTCGTCCTTTTGCACCTGATACAAGACCGGACGATCAGCCGGCGAGAGCTGCGATGGATCCTGCCAGCGCCGGCTGACTATCCTGAAGGGGCCAGCCGGCGCCAGCAGCGCCCCCTGCAAAGTGGCAAATAAGGCGGAATAGATCTGCTCGCGAGGAAAAATCATGATGCCACCTGTACTTGCTGAATTGCCTGCTCCAGCAGATCTGGCAGGCGCTGCTGAAGATCGCTGATGGCCGGATGAAGGTACCGCCGCGGGGGTAGATAGGGACGTTTACCCTCCTTCTTCTTAAATGGAGGTTTTCGGCCAGCATAGCCGCCATACTCATGGATGGCGGCATAAGGCAGGTTTGATCCAATGCTCACCATCATCTTTTCTCCATCGATTTTGGCTTCAATCGATTGCAGAACTGAATTCAAGAGTTTGCCGCTGCGTGAGGCAAGCAAATTACTATTCGTCCCTCCTGATCCGCCAAAGTACTTGGGGATGGCTGACTGTAAAGACTGATAGACCAGGGGCTGAAGGGCTTTGTAAACCTGGGCCACAATGCGCGGAGGCAATGCGGACAAGCGCTGCTGCAAGTGCTGAATGGCGGCCTGATCAATTTCAACTTTAATCCCGTCACTCATAGCGCCAGCCTCCGGTATTGGTTGAATACCGCCAAGGACCGAGGCGGAACATCGCTCATATCAAATGCGATTGTGATCTGGCCATTCATACTGTTGGACTTTTCACCAATGCGGACACGCTGGCGATAAGCCAGCGCAAACGCTTCTATGGCCGCCTGGCGCAGATCGAGTGGCACACTGGAATAGCCCGCCGTATAAGAGAGCTGCACGTTCTGCACACCGCGGCAAAAGCGAAAGCCACGAAGCAGAACGCGTCGTGAATCCCATAAGAAGCCAGCGGCTGTAGGACTGGTCGCCTGCTGCATGGGATTCCCGTCAATGCTGACGCCAGTTACAGCGATAATGGGAAACTGGTGGGGGAGCAAGCGGTCTGAATCGTTGCCATCGTAGATTTCAGCCAAGTTGCCCAGCACCGCGGTCAGGATGTGGGGACGATTAATAAACTGCAGAACCTGCAAGCTGGCATTGGTAATAAGGCTTTGCAGCGTGACATCGTCATTGTTTCCCTGATTGGGCAGCCAGGCTTTCAAGTCGGCCAGGGTGCAGAGATCGTCTGGTGCAGCAGCCATTTTCAACTCCTTGAAAATCGGGGGATATTTTGATGTGAAGGCAGCTT